AAAATAAAAAAAAAAAAATAAATAAAAAAAAAAAAAAAAAAAAAAAAACAATACTAACTTTACTTCTCTCCTCTCGCTGTCCGCCCCAAAAGTGCCTAAATGTGCCTATGGGGAGAGGGAGTCAGAGAGACGGAACTGTCCTGTTTTCAGACAGATTACATTTAATCAAAACCAGTATAACGACTGTATTTAGACCATGTAATACCAATGAATACGTTACGAAACCATAATCCCAACCAATAATCTACGGTATTAGTTGGACAATCATCATAATTATCCCATCGTCTAGTGACACGATAGATACAATTCTGGTATTCAAGAGTCATTAGTCTTTACCTTTTACAACAGTAGTTTCATGTAGTTTAGTAGGCGAAATTTGGCATTGTTCTGTTCTGTATTCAAAATAACTAATTCGCTTTTTACAATACAGACAGATAGGTTTAGATTCAGTCATAACATTATCCCCATTGTGTAATCGTCCCATTATGTGTAACCATACCATGACCTTGTATAAATTGTCCATTACTGATAAGCTGATACCAATAATCACCTTCTGGTAAGTTACTACCTCGCAAATCAATCTCCCAATGTCCCGTTACTCGACTAGCCACGATAATTAGTGCATTACTTCCAATCTTAGGAGCAACACCGTATGATATGCCCTTACAGATTACTTTACAGGATACACCGTCTAATGTAACAGACATAAATCACCAAATCCCCTTATTACAAAACATACAAAACAGTAAGGCTTTCCATCCCATAATCTTGTATGTCATTTGGTGACAATGTGGACATACATCTAACATGCTGTAGATACCCTTTTTCTTAGTCATTTCTTTTCCTTCAATAACTCAGATACAATTTTCTTAGATTTTGCCTTAGTATATCCTGCCTTACGAAGTAAACTAACCATACACCAAAATCGACCAGAATGGGTTTTTAGATTGTATTTCATACATGTAATCCTCATTAGATACACCAATGGTTAACATTTAGTCCAATCAAAATTGATTGTTTAATTCTGCCCTAGAATATCTCATAAATACTCTAGGGCAGTCAAAAGAATCAATTACGCCGCAAGCTTAACTCCAAGCGTAGCCTCAGCAATCTGTGTAGCAGTAGCTTCGTCCTTACCGCTGGCAACCAATGCCTTAATAATCGTCTTAAGCTGAACCTGTGGGTCATCAAGAGTAGGCTTGGAAACGCCAGCAGCATCAAGCGCAGCCTGCATAGACTTCTGACGTGCATTTGCCTTACGCTTGTTGTTAATCAATGCAAGCTGTTCATCCCTACTAGGCAAATCCTGTGCCTTTGAAGCTTCATCATAATTCTCGTAAGCCTCAAACGTGCCATCAAACTTTACTGCCGCCGGAAGTGTAGAACCGTAAGCCGATTCAATCGTTCCGCTAAACTTCTCAGTCTTCATGGTGTCTGTCCTTGTTTTGGTTTGGGCTAATTCCCTTACCTGAGAGAGATTGTAACATAGTCGGTTCTGAAAGTCAAGTCTTTTCTACTTATGTCGGGAAACAAACAGTCGGATATCGGTCAACGAAACATTCAATGGGATGTAGAAGGACAATGAACCGATATTGACAACCATTATGTAACCCTCGTCAGTGACACTTTATTGTGTCATACCATGTATTGACTACATGGTTTCGGGTATTTCAATTCTATCGATTGTTGGTCTCAATCAACCACATCTTACGTTTTGCTACTCTAACCAATTTGATAGTGGCGATACGTGCTAACTCACCATGACCTGATTTGATGTAATTCAATACAGTGTCAAATCTGTTATCGAACGAAAGCGTATGTAGTTTTACCATTTTAGTATACGCGCCTAACATGTCTTACGATACAGTAAGTAACGAATGTGTCACAACCGACTGGCACGAAGTATGTATACTTTCCTACGCTTACGTATATGCCGTTTGTTAGTGTCTTCATACAGTATGTAACTGCATCACGTATGCCAAGTTTACTATCCTCTAAGTCCTTTGTTTACTTATACTTACCTTAATGTAAGTTGCCAGTAGTGTAACTCGCGGTTGACAATCGTAAGTAGGTTAAGTGCTTTGTATTCAATGACTTAGCACCTTTGTCAGTTAGAGTACTATCATATATGTCGTATAGTTCTTACTGTCCTACTTATATGCAGTAGTAGTTAGACTGGCACGGATTTTGCGCTTGACTTATACAGTTCTGCGCGTATGTTTACACTTATTCGCGAGGCTTTACACTTTGTCATTCAATTATCATGCCATGTTTAATCGTGCCAATCCAATATATGTAATGGCATGAGTGTTGCCGCATACGCGAAGTGTCAGTGAGTTACAGTCATGTATCGTGCCACTTACATATGTAGTATGGCATAGCTTATGAATGTATTGAATTCATACATACTTATTTATTTTTTATGGCATGATGTATGCCCACCTACCACCAATGTAAGAGTAGTTACATATCTGTCATGGGTAGGGGGGAACATTGGTCATATGTATTTTGGAATATATTTTAGTACATTTCCAAATAGGGTCCCATATATTCCATCCACATGATAAATGATACCAAAAAGTACATAAGAACTGACCCCGAGTCTAGTACATGTATAAGTTAAGTCGTTCTTAGACAATGAGTTAGATAGGCTTGACATAGGGGTCGATTCGTGCTAAGCTGAACGGGAGTCCCTGGTGTACATGTAATGAATATAGTTAGATTAATAAGGGTGGTAATTCAGTTCCTGTTTATAGTAAGCATATTAGTTGTGGCAATAACTTATGGGTTAATACTGGTTCCACTTGGAGTCAATAATGATTGATAGATTTGGCAGAACAGTGTCAGTAGGGGACAGAGTAAAGTTACCCAATGGAGATGTTGTATTAGTATTGGGTCAGTTAGATATCAGGCGCGAAGTAAAGATGAATCAATGTGAAATTGTGGACCGTAAGACTAAGCTAAAGAGAACTAATAGACCTGTTGTTGGTGAGGTAATGTATGGATAGAAGAACTTTTATTCTAACAGTTCTGTCACTTCCTCTAATCAATAAACTGATTCCATCTCCAGTTAGACTTGCATCTGATAAGTTTAATTATAAACCACATCCCTCTCAGTTAGCATTCTTTGAACGCGAAGGCCCAGAAATATTATGGGGTCTTCCATATCATGAATCTAATGCATCAGTAGGAACATGGTGTGGAATTAGCAGGTCAAGCCCTGAAACACAGGAAGCTATATTAGAAATGGTTAAGAAACTTCAAGAAGATAAATCAGTATGGCAATAGGAATAGTCAACGATGATGATTTTAATTTGGAGATAGATAAGTGTAATACTGTTCCATCTAAGCCAATCATTATACCCGAAGTAATTCCAATTGAACGTGGCCGAGGCAAGGGTAATGTAGCGGTTCCAGAATCTTTACAGAAAATTATTGGTGAAGAATCTAATATAAATGGAAGACAAGAAGCAATTGTACTTGCTCAATCTTTTGGAATTAGCCCAAGTTCTGTCTCAGCTTATGCTAATGGAGCGGCATCAACTTCAACTTATAATGAAACGAAACCATCCATTCGACAACACATTAATGCAGCAAAAGAACGAATCAGTAAGAAGGCCAGAGGAAAATTACTGGCTGCCTTAAATGAAATCACTCCAGATAAATTAAAAGAAGTAACTAAGCTACGTGACATATCAGGAATCGCGAAGGATTTATCTGGTATAGTTCGTGATATGGAACCTGCCAAAGAAGAATTAGCCGATACAAGTAATCGACCCACCTTCGTATTCTACTCTCCTTCGTTTAAAAAAGAAGAACACTTCGAAACAATTATTTTGAATGAATGATTATGCCAAAATCTTTATTTGGTTCTGTCATTAGACCACCTGATAAACCACAAGCTAATGTGAAGAAGGGTATGGTTCGTGATAGAGCATTAGAGAAACAGGGAATCAAATCTAAAAAGACTGCAAGTAAAACAGTTAATCTCAAAGGAAAAAGATAATGGGATTAGGTTCTTTATTTGGTTCCATTGGTAAAGCTGTTAAGAAAGTGGGTGGTGGTGCAATTAAAACTGTAGGCAAAGCAGTTAAGGGAACTGCAAGCCAAGTTAATAAAGTAATGCCACCTGGAATTAAACAGAAGAAGAAAGTTCCTGGTAAGATATTTCCTACATCTGGTTCAAGTAGTGGAGTAAGTTCAGTTAAGAATCGCGAGGTATAAATGCCAACAACTAAACTCGATATAGGATTAATTCATACATTAGTTCAAAACGTAGTATATGCATTACCAGCTAGAACAGTTAGATTATCAGCTGCACCATTCGCTAATATTCAAGTATCAAATGCTGTAGGTGGAACTTTTCTTCTTCCTATAATGGATGCAGCAGGTCAATGCGATTTATCTGGTGGATTTATTCGGGATACAGTTGGGGGTGCATTAGTTAAGCTTAGTGCATACTAACATGTTTGAAAAGGTGGACTTAAAGGCATTGGTAGATTCAGTGACAGCATTAGTTGTTGCCATTGGAGTTCTTTATACAGCATGGCAGGCACACCATGTAAAGAAAACTGTTGCTACAATTGAAAAAAGTGTCAATGGAACTGCAAGTAAAGCACAAGATGTAATCAATGAATTACGAAGACAACTTGCTAGAGAATTAGAAATATCTGCTGAGAAGACTACAACTGCTCAAGTATTACAAGCATCTACTGGGCAGCAATCATTGATACCAAAAGAAAAATGAAGACTAAAGTATTCATAGGAGTTCCTACATCTGAAACTGGACGCGCAGCAGTATTCTATGACTATGTAAATAACCTGCATAAACCTGAAGGAACAATTGGTGCAGGATTTCATACATCTTCTGGTGCAATGAATAGGAATCTAATAATCGAAGAAGCAATCAGAACTAATTGTACTCATATATTATTTATTGATGATGACATGGCATTTCCCCCTAATGCTTTGAATAAATTATTAAGCCATGAAACAAGTATCGTTTCTGGGTTATATTTTAATCGTAGCTATCCTCATAATCCTGTTCTATTCGATTATAATGCAAACAGCAAGTTTTCTAGGCATTTTCTAAGTGACGATGAACATGGTCTTTATAAATGCGAGGCAGTAGGATTTGGATTTCTTCTAGTCAATACAAAGGTTTTTCAGTCATTGGTGAAACCTTTTGTAAGAATGGGGGAAGTTAGGTCTGATGAAAGAAACGAAGATATTGGATTTTGTCTTAGATGTAGGCAAGCTGGATTTAAAATTTATTGTGATTTAGATTTACCAATAGGCCATATTGGACAGGCTACATTCTGGCCTAGTTATGTTAATGGAATATGGTGTACAGCTATTGATACTAATGGAGACCAGATTGCATATATTCCTCAATTAACAAATCCAAATATTCCTGATGGAATGACTTCTTTGGAATATCTGGAAAAGAAGTAATGGGATTTTCAGGCAATGAATGGAAACCAAATCGAAAGCAGGAAATCTTTCTATCTGTCCCAACTACGATTAAAGAAGCATTTTATGGGGGTGGTGCGGGTTCGGGTAAATCAGACGTATTGCTTGTTTATGGTATTGTCCATAAGTGGCACGAGAACCCAGCATTTAAACAAGTATTCTTACGTAGAACTTTCCCAGAATTAAGAAATGAAATAGTTCCACGCAGTCGAGAGATATTTCCTAGATTTGGAGCATCATTTAATAAGACTGATATGGCTTGGACCTTTCCACGATTAGACCAATTTGGTGGAACAGGTATGGCCAATATGGGGGCAATGATATTTCTGGGTCATTGTGAGGATGAGACTGATGTTAAGAAATATGATACAATGGAAATCAGTCTATTTACTCCAGATGAAATTACGTCACTTACTGAATATATATATCTCTATATCGCCTTCGAACGTAATAGAAGTCCTAAAGATAGTGGCTTACCCAGTATTACTCGTGGTGCTGGTATGCCTGGGGGTATTGGACATACTTTTACAAAAAAGAGATTTGTAGACCCATATCCTTTGGGTGGAAAGATACTAATAGGTAAAGGTGGAAATAAAAGAATTTATATTCATGCTACTCTTGCGGATAACGAAGAACATATTGACCCTACGTATTCTCAATCACTTGATGGAAGACCTGAAGCAGAAAGAAAAGCTAAGAAATTTGGAGACTGGTCCGCGTATTTAGGACAAGTATTCGATGAGTTTAGGGACCGAAGATATCCTGATGAACCCGAAAATGCACTGCATGTAATTCCTCCATTCAATATACCAGATTGGTGGCCCAAGATGGTAATAGGTGATTGGGGATTTGCAGCAATGTGCTACATAGGATTCTATGCCATATCTCCTTCCAAACGTCTCTACCTTTATAGAGAATTGCATTGGCTTAAAACCAAAATTTCGGATTGGGCCACTGTTATCAAGGACTTATGCGATAAAGAAAATCCTCGAATCATCAAGTTCTGTAAATCAGCAGGACAAGATAGAGGACAAGAGCATACAATCCAACAGCAAATAAGTGAAGCATTAGGAAGACCAGTTGATTTAACTAATAATCAGGCTGGTTCGCGAGTAGCTGGTAAGATGTTACTTCATGAATATTTTAGATGGAAACAACGCCCTGCGATTCCACCTGAAGAAATGCCAATCTATGATGAAGAAAGAGCATTTTGGATTCTACGTAACAAAGGATTAGCAGAATATAAAGCCTATCTCAAAACTTTTGACCCACCTGAAGAAGAAAATAATATTCCTATTATTCAAATATTTAGATGTGATGAAGAACATCATGATGGACATCCTAATTGCTGCCCAGTAATGATTGATTCTATCAAGGCTTGTTCATATGATAAGCCTAAGAATAATAAACCAGCAGAAGATGTAGCCGAATTTGAGGGTGATGACCCTTATGATGATTTGAGATATGCTGCCGATTCCGCTGAAATGTATTATGAAGAAGCGGCCGAAGAATTTAAAAAAATTCAACAGCAGGAACAACTAATCCAAAGATTAACATCAAATGGAGACTTCACTGCATTTTATCGGCAGATGAGAACTGTTGATGCAGCTAATGGTGGATTTGAAAACATTCGTAGGTTTCATTCTTCGAGGAGATAATGTTAGTTAGATTCTATCGTTGGATGATGAAAGAACCTGAACCATGTCAGAATTGTGATATGTTAAGGACTATGTTAGCTAGTGAACAATATGAAAAGAAACAATTACTTAATACTATATTAGAAATGGGAAAACCTAATATTGAAATTCCTCCTACTGAAGCTGAAAGAGATTTAAAACCAGTTCAAGTAAGACATATACCCTGGCGTGTAAGACAACAAATGTTGGAGCAAGAAGATAGAGTTAAGGCTGAAATAATTCGTAAGAAGAAAAAAGAAGAAGAAGAAATTGCCCTGTTAGAAAAGGAAGTTAAATTAAAGGAAGTGAATAATGGCTAGTGCAGGGCCATCAGAAGGATTTCTAAGTAGAGCATTTGGTAAAAAGAAAATGTCTGGTGTATCGTCAGGTTCATCTTCAACCGCGAAGGAACCATATAAACGAACTAAACGCGATGAAGAAGTAAGTGCAGAAGGTAAATCATACGAAGGTAGTCGTGCTAGTAAGAATGATGATGAAGATGATGGTGGAATCTTTTCATCCGTGAGAAAAATGAAGAAGAAGTACAATCCATTTGATAGATTTGTTGAAGCAACGAAAGGAAAATAAAATGGCTAATGGAATTGTTGACTGCACAGGAAAAGCTATCAATATTGGTGACAAAGTTAGAACAGAACATGGCGATGTAATTTTAGTTCGTGGTGGAATGGTAAGTGAACATAAGTTATTTAATGCTGAGAAATGTTCACATGTAGATAAGAATACACCATTAACTAATACGGGTCATATCAGTTCTTTATTAACAAATGAATTGGCGGGTGAAAAGAAAAAGCCAGTTGTTGTATATGATTGTGTAGTTTGGGGAACATAATTGAATAGACAAAAAATTCTAGCAGTTCATCCACATCTATTCCTCGATTTTCATATTCGAGGATTCAAGGGTGAACTAGAAATTATTAATCCAATACCTGAGGATGCTAAGTTTGTTCGAGTATATCAGGATGGAATTTTTGGGGTATTACATATTGTAATTGAAAGTGAATCATTTCCTGAATTAAAAGATGGAGATGAAATTCCTTTAATCGCGAAGCCCATGTTTAATAAAAAGTGAAAAAGAAAAAAGAAATTCCAGAAGAAATTAAAGTTCTTCTGAAACAAGTTGCTGACCATTTTGATGATGAGGATAGACCTGCGCGTGAGCGTCAATTAAGAACTTGGCGTAGATTAAAGTTAGTATGGGAAGGATTTCAAAGGACATGGTATAGTGAAGTTGCCCATGATTGGCGGGTATGGGATGAAAATATCTCAAACGCTGATAATGACCAATCCTATTACGATAAGCCTGTCAATGTGTTTCGCGCTTATCTTGAGTCTATCATTGCGGCCCTCTCGATTACTGTACCTTCTATTAAGTGTTATCCTGATGACGCTGATAATCCTTTGGACTTATCTACTGCGAAGGCAGGAGACAAAATCGGTGAACTTATATATAGACATAATGATGCTCCTCTTCTTTGGTTACATGCTTTATTTGTTTTTTGTACAGAAGGTTTAACAGCCTGTTATTCATATCCTAAGGCCGATGAGAAATATGGAACTTATGATGAACCCAAGTATGAGGAAGAAACTGAACATAAATTTGTTTGTCCATTCTGTCAAGCTGAAATCCCTGATGAAGTAGTTGAAGAATTTAAAAGTCGTGAGACTGATGAATTCATGCCAGACGATGATGATGTTGTCTTGCATGATTTACTAATAAATCAAAATCAATTAGTATGTCCTGAATGTGCAACTCAATTAGACCCTGCATTGGAAAAATCTCCACTCATTATTACTCGATTAGTTGGAAATACTAAACGAGCCAAATCAAGAATTTGTACTGAAGTATATGGTGGAACTTGTGTCAAGGTTCCAAATTACGCAAGGAAACAAGAGGATACACCATATCTTCATTGGTCGTATGAAACTCATTTCTCCAACGCGATTGAGAAATATCCTGAGTTACATTCCAAGTTTAGGATAGGTTCATCTGGTGCTGGAAATGATATGTATGAACAGTGGGCTAGATTAAGTCCACAGTATCATGGTGAATATCCAACTAATACTTGTACGGTTAGAAATTGTTGGCAGCGGCCCAGTTCATTTAATATCTTACCTGAAGAAGATGCGGCTAAGCTAAAGAAATTGTATCCAGATGGAGCGAAGATAGTAATTGTCAATGATACCTTTGCGGATGCTGAGAATGAAAACTTAGATGATTGCTGGACACTTACCCATAATCCACTTAGTGACTACATACATCATGACCCCCTCGGTTTATTACTTACCAGTATTCAGGATATTACAAATGATATGATTAGTCTTATCTTACAAACTATTGAACATGGAATAGGTCAAACTTTTGCTGACCCTGCGGTATTAAATTTCGAGAAATATAAACAGACTGAAGTAATTCCTGGTGGAGTTTATCCAGCTATTCCACGAACTGGTAAATCTGTTAATGATGCATTCTATGAAGCGAAGACAGCAACTTTATCACAAGAAGTTATGCCTTTCTTCGAGAAAATACAAGAACTTGGTCAAATTATATCTGGAGCGTTACCTTCATTATTTGGTGGACAAGTTTCTGGTTCTAGAACTGCATCTGAATATAGTATGTCGCGTGCCCAAGCATTACAGAGACTTCAAAATAACTGGAAGATTTTTACTATGTGGTGGAAGACCATATATGGTAAAGTCATTCCGATGTATATTAAGGAAGTAAGAGATGATGAACATTCTGTTGAAATGGACCAACAGGGTAGATTCATTAATGTATTTATTCGTAAGGCAGAATTAGAAGGAAAGATTGGAAGAATTGAATTAGAAGCTAATGAAAACTTACCACTTACATGGTCACAGCAAAAAGACATTTACATGCAATTGTTGGAGAATCAAAATCCCAAGGTTCAGGAAACTATATCATCTCCTGAAAATATCCAGATGCTCGCGAATGCTATTGGATTAACTCAGTTCGTTGTGCCGGGTGAAGATGATAGACAGAAACAATACGAAGAAATTCAACAACTAGTCAATTCAGAACCATTAGTTATTCCACCTGATGAGATGATGGTTCAACAAGCAGAAGTTAATGGATTACCTTCACCTGAAGAAACTGAAATGCCTTCAGTTGAAGTTGACCCAGATGTAGATAATCATGATATTGAAGCGGATATCTGCCGACGTTACTTAGTTTCAGAGGCAGGTAGAATGCTAAAGATTGATAATCCCCAGGGATATAAGAACGTATTATTACATATGAAAATGCATATGCAATTAATTCAACAGGCTATGCAAGAACAAGCTATGGCACAACAACAAGGTGCCGCACCAGGTAGTCCATCACCATTAACGGAGCAGGATAATGTCGCTACTGAATAAACTTAATTTAACTCCCTTCTATTCTCCTACTGATGTTGCAGATAAGTCTGCAATTGAAGATAAATCAATGGGGAAAGAAGATGTAATAGATTTTCTAGGCACAGAAGATGGAAACAAAGAAGAAATTATTGAACTGGAAAAAGATAAGAAGAAGGATGATAAGACAGATGACAAAGAAGAAAAAGAAGAAATTGAAACGACTGTCGAAGATGAAATCGAAGAAGAATTAGCTGAACCTGATGAAGAAAAACTTGCATTAGTTGAAGCTCCACGTAAAAAAGAAATACTTGCTAAGTATCCCAATGTATTCAAAGATTTTCCTGGATTAGAAAAGGCATATTATCGTGAGAAAGCATATGCCGAAATTGTTCCAACTATTGAAGATGCAAAAGAAGCTATTGAAAAAGCCGGACTATTAGATACTTATGAACAAGATTTAATGGGTGGTTCTACTGAATCAATTCTTAAAGCTGTTAAGGATGGAGATTCAGAAGCATTCAATAAATTAGTTGATAATTATCTTCCTAATCTACAGAAAGTAGATGAAGGTGCCTACTTTACTATCGTAGGAAATATTATTAAGCATACCATTTCTAGTATGGTTGGCGATGCTAAAGATTTAGATGAAGATGATAGAGACAGATTACTTGCGGCTGCCTCCGTTGTAAACGAGTATATTTTTGGAACTAAAAAATATACAGGTCCAGTTCGTTTAAGTAATCCGAATTCAGATAAGAAAGATGAAAAGACAACTGAACTTGAACAGAAAGAAACTGAATTTCTTCAGCGTCAATTTGAAACTCATGGTGGTGCATTAGATGATAAGATTTCTAATATTATCAAATCAACTATCGATAAGAATATTGACCCCCGCGAATCGATGACTGGTTATGTTCGTGGTCATGCTACTCAAGAAGCAATGGATGAAGTAGATGCGTTAATCGCGGGGGATAGTAGATTTACTAAGATTTTAGATAGACTTTGGGAAAAAGCTTTCAATAGTAATTTCAGTAGTGGTTCAATGGACAGTATTAAATCAGCCTATTTGTCCAAGGCCAAAACCCTCCTACCTGATGTTATTAAGAAAGCTAGAAACAATGCGTTGAAAGGATTAGGTAAGCGTGTAGACGATGATGAGAAAGATAAGCGTGGTCCTTTACCTGTAGGCAAAACTAGGAATTCCACTTCCTCATCTCCCAGTGGACAAAAAACAGATAAGGACCGAGCCAAAGATATTCCTAAAGGAATGAAAACTTTGGATTTTTTAAACAGTGACTAATCATGAGAATTTTTCTTCCAAATCAAGAAGGTGGAATCGATGTATCTATCTTCATGATTACATGGTTACAGAAAAATTACGTGATTAACAGGGAGATGAAACATGGCATTAGTTGAGGCACAGGTTACAGCTCTTGAATTAGAGCGTGTAATCCCAAAGATTAGAGTTCTATTTGAAAGAGATGATAAATTCTACGCCAATATCAAGAAGCGTGACGTAGAGAAAATTTCTAATCGGCAGATGCGAGTTCCATTGGAATTAAGACCCGGTGGTTCATTCCAGTACTTTAATGCTGATGGGGGTGATTTAGGACGCGGTGGCGGGCCAACATTTGATAAGGCTGTACTTACTTCAGTATTCGTATCAGAGAATATTGAATACACGAAGTTAAGTCAGTGGGCTACTGATGATGAACGCAAGGCAATTGTCAATTCAGTTAGACGTTTAACGGCTACTGCATTAGATGAATTGCGTCGTCAGTTAGACGCACAGATGATGCAGCCTGGTAATGGTGTAATCGGTACTGCTACTGTTTACACCGTGGGAACACCCGCTGGTTCAGATACTATCACATTAACAACAGATGGATTCGGTGCAAGATTAATGAGGTTTGGACAGACTGTTCAAATCTTTGATGCAACACTTGCAACGAATAAAGGTTCTGCTGTTATTACATCATGGGATGTTGAGAACAAAACAATTCAGATTACTCCATCTATTCCTGCTGGATTAACTACTGATTTGATTGTTACCAACGGTATTTCAGCTCCTACTGCATTACCTGCATTGTTCGGTGTTCCATATCATCATAGCAATGCATCTACTGGAACATGGCTTGGATTTGCTCGTTCTGCAACTCCTGAAATTCGAGCCAATAGAGTTAATGCGGGTTCTGCTGCATTAACACTTCCACTCCCCAGATTAGCAATTAACAAGATTGGTAATCGCATTGGATTGGATAATAATTTCAGTCCGAATGCATGGATGCATCCTGCACAGCAACAGGCTTATGAGGAAATTGGACAGCTTGTGTCCATTATTCATAAGGGTGCTAAGGATGAAGCGTTGGATTTGTATTTCAACGATAACATGCAGATGGCTGGTGCCCCAGTTAAGAAATCTTATAACTGGGATAAAACACGTATTGACTTCGTTACAGATGATGTATGGGGTCGTGGAGAAATTCTTCCAATTGGTTTCTATACAACTGATGGAAGAAAAATCTTCGAAATTCGTGGAGCATCAGGTGGTGTAGCTGCGGCTGATATCTTCTACATGGTAGTTGGTATGCAGACATTTGTGAGCAATCCTGCTGGTTGTTCATACATTGATGCATTAGCCGTTCCAACGGGGTATTAACCATGCCAAGTACAGCTACAATTACAGGGTCGGTTGGGCCTGGAATTGCAATTACAGCAAGTGTATTCACCAATGTGGTGAGAATCGATTTTGACACTGTAGGCGAAGTGATGACAATCTACATGTCAGATAAGATTGCACCTGCATACGTTAATATTGCTGCGGCTACAACTCTATTGCTAACAGTTGTAGCTCCAAACAATTACACTCTCACGATTACTTAGGAGAAATGAAAAATGCTTCGTAAAATTCTTGATTTTCTTACAGGTCCATTGGAGGGAAAATACTGGACACCAGATATTGATTTTCAGAATTTATCGTCAGTTCAGAGTGGATTACAACCTGGTCCAAGAACAATTGCATCGGCAGCTACAATTGCTCCTACTACGTTCATGACAGTAGTTTCTGGAACAGCAGCTATTGTTACCATAACACCACCTGTAACGGGTGCTCACATGTTGGTGTTTGTTCCTTCTGGTGCATGGACAACTACTACTGCTGGAAATATTGATAAGGCTCTATCAGCAGCAGTAGCTCTTACACCTATCTTATTTTTCTACAATCCAGTTACCGGTAAGTATACCTGTGGTAAATTGACTATCGTTAGTTCTTAGTGGGATAGTAGAATGCAAATAGATGTTCATGTCCATTTACATTCTACCGGAAATGTAGAAGTGAAGTTGGACAAAATTCTTTTAAACCAGGAGAAGATGATGGCAAAAGTTGATGATTTGAAGGCAGAGTTAGTTGCAGCAAACGAAGTAACGAATGAAATCGCATCGGACATTGATGATTTAGTTAAACGCGTAGGAGAGGGTTCATTATCTCCTGCTGAAGCTGATGAAGTTAAAACACAGTTAAGTGCATTAACAACGAAGTTAAAGGGAGTAGCGGCAGTTCATACTCCTAATTCACCTGTTTAACAGAACTGGACTAATCATAATCCTGTGATTAGTTTGGTGGTGGGGGGGGTTTTTGTTTGTTGTGTCCCCCCACCCTCTTTTAAAGAAGGGAATTGAAAATGAATGATTTTGTTGTTGGTTCTAAGGAACCCAAATCTGAAAATACAAATGATATTTTAAGGAAGATTGCAGAATTAAATGCTGCTACCCATTCAGAAAATAAGCCACCAGATGTTACTGTCACGGTGACCGCTAGTAAAGATGAATTAGATGAACTCAAAAAAATTGAAGAAAATGAAAAATTACATGCAGCAGTAAAGCATGTTGGGCCTGGAAATTTATTGAAATTACGTAGACAAAGACAAATTTCTGAAAGAGTAGGAGAAATTTTAAAGGAACACCAGGGATTAGAAAGTAATGTTCCAGTCAATCCTACACATGAATATTGGGTTTTATTGAATGAATTAAGAGCTCTTTAAAATGGAATTAACTGAATCTATTGATTCTCTAAATAAACAATTAGTGAATCTATTTGGAATTGATACCATTACGGGCCATGCTATGTGGCGGATAGTATGGTCCGAAAATCAAGTTGAGAAACGTTTGATGGATACAACTGATGAAGGATTTCAATTACTTAGACCAGAAGTTAGATTAGTTCCAAAGTATAAACAGTGGATTAAGGAACGATATGTTCTTGAACATTTAGTTGAAGTTCCTGATATTAATTCAGGTGAATTACCTACAACTAAAATATCTTATGAACCTATTTGGGTATTTGAAACTCAAAAGGGGGATTATTTACCACCTAAATTAGAAGCTGCTAAACTTGTTGTAGATACAGTTCAGTCCTCAATTGGACATGGTGGATTAAGAAAATATAAAGACCCGGATTCACATCAGGAAGAAGCATTAGAAAATCAGAAGAAACGAATTGATGGATTGGTAACAGATTTATTTGGTAATGAAACTGTTATAGGTGATGCTCTCGCGTATGGAGAAGGTGTTGGATTTACTACCTCTAAAATAAAGGTTGAATAAAATGTCTCAAGTTGGGGTATTTCCAGGATTTCATGATTTTCGGCGTAGAACTATTCGTGCTCCAGTTAATCCATTAGATGTAAGCACTGTTGTATCTATTCTTCCAAAAGAAATAGATGAAAGAAAATGGACTATTCAGCCGGGTAGATTTCTTATTCCTGCTGGTTCATTTGAAAATCCTGCTGTATTAGTTATAGGACCAAGTAGTTGGTGGAAAGAATTAGATGAAGAACAACCATTACTTGAAATTCCATGTTCTAGCATACAAGTTGCTGATTCTGTTGTCAAGGACTATTGCAATGGTATTCTAGCCTGTAATATGGGCGATACTATGCCTGGTTTATTTTTTGTACCTGGTGAATGGAGTTCAGAAGGAATTAAGAAAGAACGTCGTGGTGAATTAAATCAGGCTTTAATGAAGCAGAGAAATTGGTATAAAGTTTTGGTTAAAATGGCTGACACATTTTGGGCCAGAACTAATGGAAATCCATTATCAATTTCAGATGATATGAGACTAGCCGCGAAGGAACTAAATCTTGAGTCTAATAAGGAATGGACTAAGGATACACAAGCAGTAGATTTACAACGTTGCGTTGCTTGTGGTTCATTAGGTAATCCTATGTTTCCTGTTTGTGCTGTATGTAAGGCAGTTAAAGACCCAGAAAAAGCTAAATCACTCGGAATTACATTTGCAGTCTAATGCCTAGTACAACAGACCTTACAGCTGCACAAGTAATGGACCGTTCTGCATCATTAATGAATGATACAGCTAAGACTGTATATACATATGTGGCTCAACTTCCATATCTGAATATGGCTGTAGATGAATTACAGGAAATATTTGAATTGAATAATATTCCTGTAACTAATCAAACTCAAAGTCCTCCAATTACTGTAGCTGCTGGGATTATTGTAATAAATCCTTTAATTGGATACCCCCCTAATACTGCGCCAAATTATCCAATTGATTTAGTTGATATTCAGGGTTTATATGAGCGATTAGCTGGAAGTACTGAACCATTCATACCAATGACTCAGCGGGAATTTTTACCTCATTCTCTTGATAATCTACCCACTGAGTCATTAGGATATTGGATTTGGCAAGACCAGAGAATTAAGTTTATTGGGTCTAGTATAGCTCGTGAAGTTAAGATAGACTATATTAAGAAAATATTTCCTGATGAATTAGTTTCATCCTCTGCAATAGGAATAATCAATGCGAGAGGTTTTCTCTATTATCGAACTGCCGCTCTATGTTCTCAGTTTATTGGTGAAAATTCTTCTAGGGCGTCTGAATTAAATACATTTGCTACATTAGCCTTAGATAGAATTACTGGAATTGGTATCAAGGGTAAGCAAGCAATTATGACACGTCGTAGACCTTTCATGGCTACATACAAATCAAGGGGGTTCTAACCGATTAAAAATAATCTCACGCCACTACGCAATGTAGGTTGGTCCTTTCTTCCCAGGATGAGGTGAGTGATGGCATTTCGATACGTTAAAAATATCTGGTCTACTCTCAGACAAACAGCAGATAGAGATGTTTGGCATGTAGCTGATGCAGGAGCACCAGTTAATGGAACTTCAGGTACTGGTGTAGGTATGCTTGGTCCAGGAACTATATATTCAAATACAACTACTGGTAAGTTGTATGTGAATGTTGGAACTAAAGCATCCCCTACCTGGGAAACTGTAACTTCTGCATAGTTAAGGGACCTTCTGTATTGACCGAGAATGACAGATATGACCTACTCTGGGAAATACAGAAGGTCCATGATATTGTAAAATGTCATATTAGAGATTGCCCAAAGTGTAAAGAGTATTATAGGATTTTATTGGCAAAATAATGGCTGAATTGAAAATTAAAACTGGGGTTAAACCAAGAAGTTTAGTGATAGCTGCTGCTGTAGTTAATGCAGCTAATGAGATGAAATTAGATAAGTATATGCTTATCACTAGTGGTAATGATGGCAAGCATGGTATAGATAGTAAGCATTATTCAGATGAAGCATTAGATTTTAGAACAAAACATCTAGATAATTTTCAACTGGAATTGTTAATTAAGACAGTAAAACGGCATCTTGGTAAAGGATATCAATTAATAGTAGAGGAAAGAACTAAGGAAAATGAACATCTTCATATTGAGTATGACCCGGTATGAGAGACCATGAACCATTAACACTCGAAGATTTTAACGGCTACTTTAATCGTGGTGACCCTGAAACTGTGCCCGAAGACCATTTTGTAGAAATTAATAATATTCAATTTACAGAATCTGGATTTGAAACTAGAGATGGAATAGATTTATATCAGAGTCCTGTTGGAATTGCATTAGATAATGCTGTTCGAATTCAACCTTTTACTTTACAGAGTCAGCAATCTTTATTAGTTCTCACTACTGGTGGAAATATTCATCATATAATATCATCTACTGTAGTTCATCTAAATATACTTCAAAAGCCATTAATGACTGATTTTAATGCTGCGGCCATAGCTGGTCGAGCATATATTACACCGTTCTTTACCAATGCGAATAATCAGGAAGTGGGATTACAAAATGAATTTCTTTACGTTTATTTGGGTGCAGGCGTAACAGCACGTAAAGCCGCGGGGCCTAAACCTACTGGTCCTGCATTAATTGCAACTGCATCCGGGGTGGGATTTAGTGATGTAGGATTTAAATTATTTGCGGTGGTATATGAAACTGATACAGGATATCTTACAGCACTTGGACCAGCTATTTTTGCATCTGCTACTTCTGTTAGTAATACTATCGGATTTGATATTTCTAATATTCCTGTTTCTCCTGATGTATTCGTTTTAAAGAAACATATAGTAGCAACTAAAACTATTCTAAATTATAATGGGGACCAAGATGGGTATGAGTTCTTTTTTGTTCCTGGTGGTGATATGCTTAACGCTGTCACTACCAAGCATATTGATTTTTTTGATATTGACTTGCTCGAAGAAGCATCTCGTCTTATCGATAATTTTTCTGAAATACCTGCTGGTGTTGGACTTACTACGTATCATGGTCGTCTTGTTCTTACCACAACTTTCACGGATATTTCCATAGCTTATGTATCACATCCGGGTGAACCTGAAGCATTTGACCAAATAGATGGATTACTTATTGTTCCATTAGATGGTAATCCATTAACTAATTGTCAGGAATATCGAGACGTATTATATTTATTTAAGAAAACTAGAACGGTTGGATATTCGGATAATCAAGATGTTCCCAGCACTTGGCAACCATTTATCGTTGATGAGGGTGTTGGTGCTCCTGTTCATGGAATTGCTACTGTTTTGGATTCTGGTGGAGTTAACGTAGATTTTCTACTTATTGCTGATTTTTCTGGTATCATGTTATTTAATGGGGCTTATACCAGACCTGAACTTAGTTGGAAAATAAGAAATTATTGGTTTGGATTAGATAGAACTCAATTCCGAAAGATTGAATTAATCAATGATTCAATTGGAGAAAAATTATATTGTGTTCTTCCTACAGGAACTGTATTAGTAGGTAATTATCAGAATGGAATGAATCCCAAAACTATTAGATGGTCTAAATGGATTTTTGACGTTCCAATAACTACTCTAGAACTAATTGATACTAGTACGATTCTTTTGGGTGCAACTGTAAATGCGAGCAATCAATCGGGAATATATAAAGTTATACCAGCTAAGACAAATGATACTTTGTATGACCTCGCGAATACGGTTTCGGTTGTTAAGATTCCAAATCCTCTAATTCAAACAGCATTTACTGATGTTACTGAAGGGGAAACTATAGTTCATTTCACTGCAATAAAACTAAGAGTAATTGGAACTGGAAATCTTCTGATGACACTTTATTCATTAGATAAGGTAATATCTGAAGTATTAGTTCCAATTCCAATGACATTACTTTCAGACCGTCAACCTACTAGATTAGCCAATTTTCAAACTCAGAAAGCTAGTTTAGAATTAAAGACTACAGTATTAAATGAGATATTTAAGATTAATAGAATTATTGTTTTTGCCAAGGAAGTATTTGCTGATTTTCCATCTGTTCAATGAAAAAGAAAACTCGACTTCTTTGGTGCCAATACTGTAAACGCAAAAGAATATTTAAATCTTATTTGAAAACGAAATGTATTTGCAGTCAAGGTCATGTATTTCATGACCCATTATATCCATTATGAGTCCATTCAAGAAGGGACCACAACAACCCGATTTTGCTGATTTAATTGTATCTCTATCTAATTCTCGTGCCCAGATTAAAGAGAATGCATTATATCAGACACTCTTTATTCTTCTACAACGAATTACTAGGTCTAGAGATTTAATTCTTGAAGATTTAAAAGATTTAGAAGGGCTTCTAAATGACTTGAAAAACGTCACATTTATCACTATAGATGACGAAACAATTTCACTTCCTAATTCACGAAGATTAATGGAATCCTTGGGAATTGATTTTGATGATTCTGTATTTGGTGAGAGAACATTGCGCCTTACCCATTATTGGAATGTATTAACTGATGGTGCAACTCCACCTGCATTGATTTCCGCTGATGGAGATGCTATAGCCTGCGAACATCCTGTAGACGATATTGCACCATTCTTCCCATAGGAGTTAGAAAATGCCACGTACACCGAAAAGATTGTATGGACCCGCATTAGTTGCAACTGGCCCAGCTACAGTTTATACTGTTCCAGCAGTAACTAAGACAATCATTAGACAAATACATTTATCAAATCCATCTGGTGCCGCAGTTACATTTACTTTATCAATTGGTGCAGACGCTGCTGGAACTAGATTATGGTCAGCATATTCTATTCCTGCGGCTGCGGCTGGTGTAACTGATTCAGTACGTGATATTTTCATGTATGAAGTTATGGAAGCTGCTGAAGTTTTACAGATTGCAGCAGGCACCAATAACATCCTGAATATTACCATTTCTGGCGATGAATGCACATTAGGCTAGTATGCCTAGATTACAAGATGTAATCTTACGTGGAACATCAGGTGCTAGACCTCTAGCTACAGCAGTTACTGTTGGAACTTTATATTATTCAACAGATACCGCTACAACTGACCGTTCTGATGGAACTAATTGGCAGACATATGCAGATGCAACTGTTGTAAGTACAGCTATACGCCAAGCAGCTCCATTCTTTCAGGACTTAGAAGAACATATATATGAGCCTG